CGTCACCGGCTTCGCCCAAAGTGGTCAGGGTTGTATAAATATCTTCGTGTAATGACATGATTCCTCCTTATATATAGGGGACAGGGAGCAGGGTTCAGGGATCAGGATTTTTTCTTTTCAGAAGCAAAACGTAAGACAAAGTATTTACTGCTCCCTGACCCCTGTCCCCTGATCCCTGACATTTAGCCCTGCGGGCTAAATGTTCATCACTTTCGCTGCATCGTTGTAGATCTTGGCAAAGCCGGTAATGGAAGTGATTGCGGCACGTTCCAGCTGGCGGTCGATGAGCTTGTCGTACTCAACGGTCAGGTCGCCTGCCTGAACCATTTCCAGAGCATAGTTTTTGTCAAGACCGATGATCTGACCCGCACCCACGGCAGAAGTTCTGATAAGGTTTGCGCCCAGAGGAGTGGTCAGCTTGCCGGTACCCTGGAAGTTCAGGCCGGTAAGGGGATTCTGCAGTTCCTCCATCTTGAGCATTTTCAGCACCACATCGGAAGGTGCCAGCAGGGTGTTCATCTCGTAGGGATCCAGCTGCGCCCAGAACTCACACAGCTGATCATAGGTCAGAGCACCTGCGGTGCCGCTGATGGGATCGGTACCCACGGTCAGGCTTGCCGCGGCATTGTTGTTGCCATCACCGTTTACGATCACGTCTACCGCGTCCTGCAGATGCTGGCGCATTATGTAGTTGCCGATCTGACGCAGGGTAACGGAAAACAGATCCAGCTTCTGGAACTTGATAGCTTCATAGGAAGCCACCAGCATGCGGCCGCGCTTGTGGAGTCTGACCAGATTGTTCTGAGTACGGACAACGGTCTGGGGCAGCTCTGCACCCTCGCCCACCTTCATCAGAGACTTTTCGTCCTCAGTGGGAACAGAGGTGATGGAACGGTAATCCATGCTGTCGATTTTGGTAACGGAAGCAGCGATATCCTTGAGGATATCCTGCTCCTCCATACCCTGACGGACGGTACGGGAAACGTATTCGGGGAACAGTACGCTGGAATCGGTGGTGGCGAAGAACTTGGCCACCACGTCGGAGCCTTCGCCTTTGGCCTTGATGCCAAAACGCTTCAGCTGACGCTGAAATGCGTCAAGACCTTCCATATCTGTACCCTTATAGGCTTCGGAAGGGTCAAGGCTTTCCAGCACCTGGGTGAAGGTAGTGCCGGTCTGACCGTACATACCTTTTTCGAGTCTTATATTGTCAAATGCCATTTGTAATTTCCTCCTTGATTTTATAACCTCGTAGAGTTCGCTGCGAATGCAGCGAATATGATGCAATAGGAAATTTCCGGCAGCATGTATGTCGGAAATTTCTCCTTACAGCCCACAAACGTGCGAAAAAGAACGCCTGCGTTCTTTGAGTGCGCTGCAGTGGGCTGCAAAAACCGTTTTACAATAGCCTTGCAGGCTATTGTAAAACGCTAAATAAACATACCCACGGTGCCTGCGGTTGTATCAACCTCAACCACCAGGCAGCTTCTGCCGCCGTCTTCCACGGCAACACCGCCGCTGCCGTTGCCCACCATATCGCACCAGCCGGGAGCAGGTGCGGTGCCGGTGTAGGGAACAGTAACGTAACCCTTGAGCTGAACATCAGCCCAGCTTCCATCGGTATAAACAACAACACCGGCAAAAACATCGCCGTCTGCGCAGGCGGCAACAGTACCGCCGTCACTTACCTTGCAGACCTGCCCCTTAACGGAACCTGCGTCCATAAAGGTAACAACCTGCTGACCAATGCCGTTAAAACAAACTTTCATTTTTCTTCCTCCTGTTATTTAAACTGTTAACTAAACTCTGTACTCTGCGTTTTCCACGCTGCTGCGTACCACAGTTTTCCCTGTCAGCTGGGCTGCAGAGGGATACATACCCTTGATCCTCTCCTCATACGCTTTTTTCATGCCCAGCAGTTCGCTTTCGTCCAGCTTGTCCACCATGGACTTCAGTGTCTGAGGAGCAATACCGCAGTCGGAAAGACCGCCCAGTCTGACTACCTCGGCTTTAAGGCTCTGCAGATAACTGCTGCCCAGCCGAGCCTGTTTTTCCAGCTCGTCCAACTGGCAAAGCAGCTCCTTGTCACCGGACGATTCCAGAAACTTTCGAATATCCATCCTTTCACCTCCGTATTTTTTCACCACACCGGCCGCCCTCTGGGCGGGCACAGCCACAAAGGACCATTCGTAGGCATCGGAAGGCTCGGTCAGCACCACATGGCACAGCTTTCCCTCATACTCGCCGCCTTTCTGGTGGACGCAGCTGTCGTGGTTTTCACCGCAGATGGAGCATATCCTTGCTCCCACCGCACAGCTGACGCTTACCTCACGGCGAATACCCGCCTCGATGGAACGGATAAGCCCATCGTTTTCTTCCCCTCTGAGCATATACGCCCTGGCGAACAGCCCCTCATAGGGCTGACCGTCGGTGTTCATCACTCCGGGGATATGACGAACCTCCGTTTTATAAATTCTGGCAACCTGCTCATGGGCAGACCAGTTGTGGTCAAAAATGCCGGGCTTGCCGACAAAAAGTTCGCTGAGCCTGACCAGCGCATCATGGTCAAACCGCTCAAAGTCACGGTCGACCTCGCTGTCACACAGCATGATCTCGAAAGCATATACGTCCTCCTGCTCAAGCTCGCCTTTGGCAAGGGCAGCTATCAGACCCAGATCTCCCTTATCGGGCACACCGCCGGGTATCTGGCTGACTGCCGCATTTTTACATATGTTCACTCAAACTCTCCTTTTCCGCCTGGACACGGTAGAGCTGGGCTTTGGCCTCCTCCACCTCGTCCTGCAAGTTGATTTCGTCCCAAACGATTTCGTAAGCACTGATGCAGCCGGTCAGACGCATCCACATATCGCATATCCTTTCAAGTACCGGTGTAACGCTTCGGCGAATTGCGTAAAGCTCCGATGTCATCAGATCGGCCTGCTGGGAAGACATTCTTTCGGTGGTGGACCAACTCAAGCCGAGCAAAAAAGGAGGCAAACCCGTGCGGGAAATGAGCTGCTCCAGTATCTGCCGAACAGGTGTCTCCGAATCCAGTATCTGACCGTCGGCACCGATGACCTTAATCTCCACATCGCCCACAGCAACAAAATCGTTTACGCAGCCTGCCTTTGTCTGCTGCATGGCGCTCTGCCACTGATCGGCAATGACCTGCGCTCTGGCTGACGCCTGGGACCGGTCCAGCATATCGTTGCCGGGCTTGTAAACCACAGAATATCGGACGTTTCCTGCCCTCTCCCAGTTGACGCCCAGAGTGTGGTATATCTTCATCAGCACATCGCTGAGAAAAGGCATGCTCCGCAGCATAGACACGCCGTAAGGGTTTTCAGCCTCGGGATTAAGGGGAGTAAACAGCAGCAGATCCTGGTATGGCAAAGCCTTCAGCTGACCGCCCTCCCATCGGCAAAGCTCAAAATCCATGGGCGTATCGCCTTCACGAACCTGAATATCGTCCACGCTGCCGCAGATAAGAGCGTCCACCCCGTCAAGAGCCGGGGACGTCACTATTTCGCCTACCGCTCTGCCGCAGGTCAGCAGGGAATCCAAATAGCAGTCCAGAAACGCATCTATGCCTCTCTGTCCTCTGCCGCAGTCCACTCTGCGCAGGAACTCCTCCAGCTGAGCCTGCACCTTTTTGTCGCTGCACTCAACGGTAAACCCGCCTACCAGCCGAATTATCTTGACGATAGCCGCATCAATTACCGGCAGCGCCTCACGAATGGAACGGTACAGCCGAACATCACCGCCGCCCAGCGGAACGTAGTTGTCCAGCATACCAAAGGGGTGATGCTGACCGTTTCTCAGCTGCACTCTGGCGGGAGTATCCCGCTTACGTTTGAAAAGTTTCATAATATTCCTCCCATCTTATCTGTGTCATTTCCGCAACAATTACATCGTAGGGGCGACGTTTCGTCGCCCGCCGTCCACGCACACCGTGACGTATCCCACTGAAAGCCCCCCTTGTGTAAAGGGGGGTGATTTTTGCAGAGCAAAAATCGGGGGGATT